GAGCGGTGTCTCGCCCGTGCGCGTGTAGGTGGCCGGGACGCTTTCGGAGGACGTAAGCGCCTCGGCCAGCCATTGCGCTGCAGTTGCCAACATGCACCAGCGGCCGGCGCGGTCGCCCACGCCGGCCAATTCTCACGCCGCCGGGTCGTGCCGGACGTACATCAGTTGGGCCGCGCCCGTCGTCGCCGTAGTCGTGACCCCGAACACTTTCAGGGTTCCGGCCGTCGCCGAAACCCATTTGTTGACCGGGTCCCAATAGACTTTTTTGTCGGCCGGCGTCGCGACGTCACAGACCATTTCGTAGACCCCGCCGACCGCGGCCAGGGCGCCGAGCTCGTTGGGAGCAATGTCCCGGTGAGCCACGCGCGGGGTGTCGTTGGTGATGACGACGTCGCCGGCGTTGACCTGGGCGACCGGGGTATAGTCGACGAATACCGGGTCGCCGTGCCGGAAGGATGCCATGCCGACCATAGGTACACTCCGCGGGAGGTAAGGGGCGGACCGGCGCGGTTACTTCGCCGGCGGGTGTTTCTTGTCGTCGTGCTTGGGCGCCTCCGCGTGCCCGGGCGCGTGCCCGGCCGGGTGTCCCTTGTCCTCGGCCGCCTTGCCCTTGCCCTTGCCCTTGTCCTTGTCGTCGACCGGCTTGGCGACCCCGACCGCGATGAGGGCCTCGGCGACGTCGTCGTCGAGGTCCTTAACGTCGCCTTCCGTGAGGTCCTTCGGGACCTCGACGGGCCCTTGTATGCCTTTGGCGGCCAGGTCGTGTATCAGGTCGAGGCCGGGCGTGCGGAGGATTTCACACTTCATCGGTTCCCTTTCCATTGGGCGATCCTGGGCGAGCTAGAAACCGCCGCGGAACTCCGTAGGACAATGGTCCCAGGAGACTGAGCATGGTCGATGACCAACCGCGCTTCGGTGGCCCCATTCCCCGCGCACCTCGACCGCGAGGCCTTCGGACATTGGCTCACCGGTTTTGCCGACGGTGAATCGTCCTTTTGTCTGCGACGGGCACGGGCGATCGCGAGACGTAAGACGATCCTTAGCGCGCGATTTTCCATCACCTTGCGGGCAGACGATCGCGAGACCCTGAGCTTGATCCAATCGTTCTGGCATTGCGGGCGCATCAGTTTTTTTGACAATCGGCGATCGAAGATTGTGAATGCCAAACCGATCGCGGTCTACTCCGTCCAGGCAACGCCCGATTTGGCCCAGATCGTCGTACCTCATTTTGATCGCTTCCCGCTCCGCTCGAAGAAAGGCAGAGATTTCGCTGTTTGGAAAGAGGCGGTTGCCTTGCTGGACGCGATCCGCAAACGGTCCGCCGGAGGGCGACCGGGGGGCGGTTGCTATGCCAAATGGAGCAGAGACGAATGCCAGCGGTTCCTCGCTTTCAAGGAAGCACTTCAGCAGCAGCGAGTTTTTGAAAACCATCCTTCCCCCGTCTCTGCCTCAGCCGTGTCGGAGCGAACCTTGTTCGATGAGAGCCAGGTTTCCTAGCTAAACGCCCGGGGATCGCACGCCGGCCCGGAACTCCTGTAACGCAAATCCAAAATCTAAGTACCCGCGGAGCGACGTGCCGAGCTGATCCCAATCAAAATCGGCCGTCTCAATGGTCGGCACTTCCACGCCGTTGAGGAAAGCGCCCTCGATGGTCGACAGTTGCGCCGGGTCGGCGAGCAAGTAGAACGCCGCCGCCGAGTTGCCCGTATAGGCCGGGTTGGACATATACGGCGAGGACAGCGGCGTATACGCGCCTTGCAGGACGTTTTGACTCGGGAGCGGTTTGTCGGTGGTCGTCGACGCGACAACGATGGTCGAGTTGATCGCGTTCATTGCGTCAATGCGCTTGGCGACCGGGACCAACAGAATCGACGCGACCAGTCCGAGCGGGCGGCCGTTCGGTTTGGTTTGCAACCGGAAGACCGCGTCGGCGGCGCCGATGCTTTGCAGCGACAGGACGCCGGCCGGGCCCACGTTGTTGTTACCGGCGGTGAAGAATGTCCCGTTGTTGAGGAACACACTCCAAAATTCGTTGTTGAGCGCGTCGCCGCCGCCGATGCCTAGTTCCTTCGCCGTCCCGGACAGGGCGCCGGTGTCATCGTTAATCCAGTCCTCGCGGGAAATGCCGATCGTGCGGGCGAACGTGTGCGCCTGATTCTTGTAGACCGCCTCGCCGATCTCGCCCGATTTGATCTCGCCGCCCGGGGGCAAGCGCAGGAATTGCAAGTTACCCGTGAGCCGGAGTGACGTGATCTGTTTGAAGTCGTTCACACTCCGGCGCGACGCGATCTTCCCCCAGGTCTGATCGACCGACCAGAAGCCGGCCAGGGCGAACTTGTTGGCGACGTTCGACAGGATGTTCGGGATGGAATAGGTCGACGGCCCGGCGTCCGCCCGGACCATCCCGTACCCAACGGCCGCTTGTAACACTTCCTTCAGGTTGCCACGGATCGACAGGCCGCGCCAGCCGTTCCGCCGGGCGGCCAAAACGGCGAGCTCGCCGATCGACAGGCCGGCCCGCCAGCGCTTGCGGGCCGCGTCGCAGACCTCGGCCGGGTAGTGCTTGTCGATCCCCGGCAGCGACCCGGCCATGGACAGGGCGCACTCGAGGACGGTTTCGGTGACCTGGGCGTCGCGGGTCGCACTCACGCCCGGGCCCTTCGGGCGTTCCCGGCGGATGAATTCCAGCTCGAGCCGGTTGTCGTCGTACTTGTCCGGGTCGAGGAACGCCGCGGCCCGCAATTCGTCATACTCGGGGCCCGTGATCCGCCGGGCCTCCAGCGCGTCGGTTAGCTTCCCGTCAATGTGCGCCTCCGCCCGTTCGCGGGCGCGGGCCGCCTCGGCCCGTTCGGCGAGCGACCCGCGGCGGGGCGCCGGCGGCGGCGGGTCCGGCGGCGGCGGGTTGGCCTGCGCCTTGTAGGCCGCCTCGAGCGCCTTGCGCTGGTCGGCCGTCAGTGTTTCCGGGTCGAACCCGTTGGCCTTCAGCCAGTCGGCGAATTTCATGTCGATTCCCCCTGCGCCGCCGCCGGCGGCGAATCTCGCGGACGTGCCCGGGTCGGCGCCGAGCGGAACGACCGACACTTCCCGCAACGTCGACGCGCGGGCGACCACTAAGGGCCCGTCCCAATTCCGGCCGTTGACCTTGACCGTTTGCCCGGCGTCGACGAACTCGCGGCGGTTGACGGCGGCGCCGATGGACGCTTGCCACGGGAACCCGTTGGCGGCCAGGTCGGTGACCTCGGCCGCCGCCTCGCCGACCCCGGACACCACGCCGGCCACGTTCAAGCGCTGCGCCCCGACGTCGATCGTTTCGGAGTGCGCGACAATCCGTTCCGGGTCGTGCTGGCGCAGAATCGGTAGCTTCTGATTCGGCACCGTCATGCCGGCCAGGTCGACGACAACCGGGGACATATACCCGGGGACGTTCATGGGCGCCCCGGTGTAGGCGGTCATCTTGAACGGCCGGAGTTTCTTGCCGGCGGCGCCGTCGACCTCGGCCAACAGCTCGAGCGGGCCCGACGCGCCGGTAAACCGGATGACGTCAGGCGCGGCCGCTTGAACCGTTGACGTGTCCGTTGAGCCGGTGGGCGGTGTGGGCCGCTTTCGCGGGCGGTTGCGGTTTGACATTGGTTGGCGCCTCGGGGCCCGGCGGCGGCGGCGGTTCGGGGGGTAGCTTCGGTTTCTCGGGGTTAATCGAAATGCCGAGCGACTCGGCGAACGCCCGCGCGCGGGCGATCTTGCGGAACTGGACCCGCCAGTCCTCGCCTTGCTCGGCCCAATAATCTTGATGCGTCAGCGTCCCGCTGAGTAACCGGCTCGCGTCCTGTTCCGCTTGGTCCTTGTCCATCGACGGCCAGCCGGGCCAATTCCACGCGCGGGGCAGGGCGAGGACCTGCGCCGCGGTGACGCCGGCGGGAATGACGCCGGCCGCCTCGGCCTCGCGCAACAATTCGCCGAGGACCTTGTCCAGATGGTTCACGCCGGCGAAGTAGCGGTCGACGCCCAGGCCGCCGCGGTAGCCGTAGTGGTCGAGCTTCGCGCTTGAGAAATTGTGTTGCGAGCTGTCCGCGCTCACCACGTTCGACGGCATCCGGACCGGCCGGCCCGTCTCGTTGCAGACCTCGCGCTTGAAGCCGGCGTATTGTTGGTTCGGATGTTCCGCCGTCAGTTGCTTGAGCTTGACGCCGGCCGGCAGCTCGGTAAAGACGCCGCGGTCGAATTCGACCGGCGTGAACGGCGACGCCGTCGTTTGCGTCGGGTCGAGCGGGCCGTCCGTCTCGAGGACCCCGGCTTGACTGGCCGCGTACTCGGCCGCCGCGATCGTCGCCAGCGTCCACCGACGGAGGTACGGGAACAGCGGTAACGAGCTGGTCAGCTCGGGGACGCCGCGGACCTGGCCGGGCCGGTCGACCCGGTACCAGTGCAAAACAAACTTCGCGTCGACCCGGTCCGCCTCAATCGGGTAGCGGGTGAGCAAGTCGCCCGGGTGGTCGCGCAGGACGTGATAGGCAATCGCCTGGCCGAGCTGGTCGTATTCGACCCCGTCGAGCTTGCCGGCTTGCGGCCACTCGACCCCGGCCGGGTCGGCGATCCGGTCCGCCTCGATCGGTACCACGTCGAACTGGACCGGGAACGCGAGCCGCGGGTTGGTGACGAACAGGGCGAACGCCTCGCCGTCCCGACAGCGGGCTTGATCCAACGTGTGCAATTTCTCCGCGAACCGGGACGCGCGGGACCACGCCGACCAAAACGCTTCCACCCACGCGCCGAGGTCCTCGGCCGCGTCGAGTAGTTGCAGCCGCGGCCCGCCGGCCCCGACCATGTCGTCGGCCCGCGTGCGAACAATGCCGTTGCAGTAAGCGCCGTTGTCGTACTCGTAGCGCGAGCGGTTGCGCAGGGTCCGGCGGACGTGCGCCGAGTTGGCCGCGGCCGCGCTGAACCCGTCGGCGTTCGCCCAATGGCGGCGGTTGTCGTCGTCGGTTTTGGCCGCGTCGTACCGGGCCCGCAGCTCGCGGTACCGGTCGTTGAGCTGGTCGAATTGTTCTTTGGGAACGCCGGCGGCGGGTTGCGGGGGACCGGGGGCGCGCCTTCGCCACTTCGAAAGCCAGGCGAACACTAGCAACAGGGCCCCCGGTATCCCGAACAGCCGGCGACCGAGCCGGGCGGGATGAGCTTGAACGTGCGCATGGATGGCACCCGCGCCGCGACCGCGTTTTGACCCGCGGCGAAGTTGGCGAGCGCGATCAGCGTTGCCGCGTCCGGCGCCGTCGCGCTGTTGCCGTCGACGGTGACCGATTTGGGCGCCAGCGCGGCCGCGAGGATTTGGTCGGGTGTCAGTGGCATGGGTTCACGCTAACGGGGCCCGCGGCGGGCGTGCAAGCGCCGACCGGGAAACCTTGTCCCCCGTCGCGGGGCCCGTTATGGTGTCCGCATGTCCGAACCCGCCGAGCGACGGGTCGCCGCGGCCGCCAAACGGTCCACGTCGGTCCGCGTCCGGTTGACCCGGACCGAGGCCGCGCAGCTCGCGGCGCGGGCCCGCCAGTATGACCCGCCGACCGTCGCCGCCTGGGTCCGCCACTTGATCGCCGAGGACCTCGGCGGGAAGAAACCGAAAGCCGACTAGGGCGCCCCGCGTTCCGCCCGCCGACTCAGCAATTCGCTTTGCTTGGCCATCCGGTCGCAATGCCCCTCGACCTGCGCCCGCAGCCGGCGGACCTCGGCAATGAGGGCCGGAACCGCGGCGCGGGCGGCGGCGATAAATTGGCCGTCCTCTTCCGTGCGGACGCCGCACGGGCCAGACTCCAAAACGTAGCGGTCGCCGGCCATGATGCGGATGTTAATCCGCGGCCGGATCGCCTCCCACGGCCCGGGCGTCGCCGCCGCCGCCAGCCGTTCCAGCTCGTCAAGGTCGGTCGGGTTCATGGTCGCCGCTCCCCCTGTCGCCGGCGAACCGTGAACCCGCCGACGCCGTCGGGATCGGTGATCGCGATTACTTCGCCTTTCGGCGCGATCGCCAGGCGAGCAGTAATGCCGTCGACCGCGACGGCCGCCCCGTTCAGGTCGAGGCCGGCGGGAAGGCCGATAAACCGGAACGGGGTCGCGCAGTCGACGCAGGTAATCGTTACGTCGGCGTTGAATTGCCCCGTGTCCTCAAGCCGGTTGACGGTGACGTTACATTCAAAGGTTTTGTGTTCGCACTTCATTAGCGCCGTTCCCCCTGTCGCCGGCGGGCCGCCTCGGCCGATCGCCGCTCTTTTCGATCCTCGGCACAGCTAACCGGGTTGGGTTCCGGCGCGGGTAGTCGCCGGATCATTCCCGCGCATCCGTTGACGAGACAGGGGACGGTTTCCCGGTCCGGGTTCATGTAGACGTAGGGCCGGCCGCACTGTTCGCAGCGCGCGACGATGTCCGGGTATCGCATCCCTAGCGCCTTTCCTGTTGTCGCCGGCGGGCCGCCTCGGCCGATCGCCGGCGCGCGTCCTGTTGCATTTCGCCGAGGGTCCGGCCGCGCGCCGGCGGCGCGTCCGGCGTCCCGTCGGCCGTCGCCGACCATTGCACGCCCAGGACCGAGGCCGCGACGGCCGCCCCGGTCAGACAGTCCCACAGGTGGTTATCCGGCTTGTGGGGCAACAGCTCCCACTTGTCGAACGTGACGCCGCGCAGGGTGACCGGCGCCGCCGTCTCGGCCGTGCAATGGGCCGCGAGTAGTTCGTGCCGGCCGGCCGAGGTGCCATAGAGCCAGACGCCCAGGGCCCCGCCGGCGGCCGCGGTGAGCGACTGATAGAGAAAGGTTTTCCACGCGTCCGGGTCGAACTGGACCGCCCGCGTCCGGCCGTAGTCCCCGCTGGTCAATCGCCAGAAGTAGCCTTTGCGCTCGCCCGGCCGCGGTTTCCACTCACTCACGCCGCGGGACGTCGTCGACCGGGCAAACCCCTTCGACGGGAGGACCTGGCCGCCGCCCGGCCGCGCCGCCCGCCGTTGAACCCATTGGTAAACCGTCGCCGTCCAGCGCCCCGAATCAATCAAGGCCAGGTCGATCGACTGGTGGCCGCCGCCGACCAGCGCGTACGGCCGGTCGAGGACGGCCGCGGCCAGGCCCTCGAGCCCGGCGTAAACGCGCTGGTCCTCGGTCGTGATTTGCGGGTGACCGGCGAACAGGCTTACCAGCGACGGCCGCGCGTCGTCGGCCGCGAAGACGGTGCGATTCTGCGCCGGCCAGGTCCCGTAGTCGACGACGGCGCCGCCGAACCGCTCCGACCACGCGACCACGGCGAACCAGTGACAGAGCTGGCCCAGGTCGACGAACGCGGTTAGCCGGGTGTGATTGGGCGGGATGGTGCCGGCCTCGACGCCGTTGACCCGGGCGGCGACCGCGTCGGCCGACAGCCGCTTGTGGGTCCCCACGGCGGCGAGGTCCTCCGGTTCGTTCTGCGCCTCGGCGAAAAACCCGCGCCGGTTGTCGGTGTAAAGGTTCATCGCGCTTTGTAGGCCGCTTAGCTCCGACGCTTTCTTGCGCTCCGGCCAGCTCACCACGCCGCCGCGATCCATCGCGGCCCGGTGGGCGACGTAAAACGCGTTTCCCGCCCGGCCGCCGTCGCCTTCCCGCAACCCGGCCCGGCGCACCTCGGCGTATTGCTCCCATAGTTCCATGGCCGACGGGAACGCCTCGAGCATGCGCGTGCGGACGGCCCGCCAACCGGGATGTTTCTCCGGCGAAAGGAACCGGTCCGACAGGTCGCCCCGGTAGATGACGGTGCAAAGCATGGTCGCCGCGATTTCCACGTCGGGCCCGGCCAACATGAGAACGTCATCTAAAACGATCGCCTCGCGCTGCGCCGTTTGCGTCGGACTGGCCGCCGACTCGCGGGTCTGCGCGTCGTTGACTATCACCATGTCCGGCCGGACCGGCTCGCCGTCCGGGCCGAGGATCGACGGCCCGCGAATCGCGCCCGTGATGCCGGCGACGAATACCCCCGAACCGCTCGACCGCTTCCCCGGGATCGTCGGCAGGATCAAACTGTCCTCGGTCCATTCCATGAGGGTCGGGGCGGAGCGGTAGAGCTGCATTCGGGTCCGGATCGGATTCCGTTCCAGCTTGGCGATCGGATAGCAGACCTCGGGGAAGTCGGCGGCCAACAGCTCGTTGCGCTCGAGTTCGTGTTTGATCTTTTTCAGCGATCGTCGGGCGTGCGCCTCGGTCGCGCCGATCAGACCGACGTAGCGGCGGTGGCCGTACAAGAGGGCGCGGAGAATCTCAACCTCGACCCATGAGTCCTTCCCCGAACCCCGCGGCCAGGCCAGGACCGACCGGCCGCCGCGGTGGGTCGCGTCCTCGAGGATGCCGATTCCCGTGCGGTGGAACGTCGCTAGCGGCAGCGGGAACCGGTCGGGAAAGTAGGTGAGGCCGAACCGCTCGAGGTCGAGACGGCAAGCGCGCTTGCGCTTCGGGTCGACCACGCGCGGCAGGGCGCCAATGTCGCGGCCGAGCTGCGACCGCTCGCGCGACAGCTTGGCGAGCCGTTCGCGCTCGCGGTCGTAGTCGGCCCGTCGGGTTGCTACCGGCATTCAAGTCTTTCCCGCGCCCGGTTTTCGATTTGCCTAACGCGCTCTTTCGTTACTCTGAGACGCCGGCCGATTTGCCGCAAGCTAAAGGTGATGCCGACACCCCCAAACGGCGGGAGCGCGTAGCGCAGGCAACAGACCTTTAGCTCGCGCGGGCGCAGCGCGCTAGAGTCGGCGCGCCGAAGCGCGCGAACGAATGACGCCGCTTTAGCTTGGCAATGCTCGTCGAGCCAATCCGCATAAATGAGCCAGGGCGCGTCATCGTGAGGCGCGGCGCGGATCGCGGCGAAAAGCGCGGCGCCCTCGGGAGAGAATCCTTTGATGTGGCCCATGCGTAAGTAACTCTGCGCGGTTTTCGGGC